AAGGCAGGAACTGGTGTGTATAAGAGAATGGATTCTTATGCGAAAGCAATTAGTAGTGCTACACTAAGACCAAATAAATGATACATATCTACACCTAGAAAGGAATTACCTATGGCACTTAACACAAACGAACAACTCACTCTTGCTGAAGCTGCAATTGCTATTAACAATGGACCAGCTGAAGTTGCAGAAGAAGTAGTACAAGAATCAACAGAAGAGACAACAGAAATTTCCGAAATGGATATGGTTGCTCTTTCTTTCATCCAGTCTGCTCTTGGCGAAGACATTATTAACGAATCGACAGAGGAAGATTATGCCGTCGCTGTGTCTGAATTGGTAGAGTCATTAAATCAGATTTGCTTTGCAGTAAATGATTACTTTGGTCTTTACAACGACTGATTTAAAAATCTTAAATATTTTTTAAATTCAACATCATCAAGATCAGATTTGAAGAACCTCCCGAATTTATAGGGGGTTCTTCTATTTTCTGATCCTCTGGTTTCTAACACACGAATCTGAGTGCTAGGAAATCCGTATGCTTCTAGTGCAGCAAACCAAGTATAATTACGAGTTCCTAGTTTTTCTGCTCCTGTTGCCTTCAATCTAATTCTAACTAAAATATTTGCTGCATCAAATAGAGGTATTTGTACTTGACCTCCAGATAGTTCTGCAATTGGATCCCTACCAGATAATCGATACAGTCCAAAGTTTCTTATTTGAACGTAGTCTGCACCTTTGTTTGAATAGTAAGATTGAACTGCATTCTTAAGTTGATATAAATTTGATAACGCAAAATCTTCTTCTGATATCATATCAATCTTTTTCGCATTATATTTAAGTGCAGCCTTATTTTCAATCAAACCAATTCTAGGAAGTTGTCCGAGCATTCTTCTTTCTTTCTTTGCTGCATCTTCTCTTTGCTTTCTAGAATTTGCTTTTTTTATTTCTTCCTTTATTATACTTGTTTTCTGAGACCACTTTTCGTTTATATAATTTAAAATACCGATGGATCTCAAAAGATCACGTCTTTCTATTGCACCTGCATCGTTTGATGGAGTAAAATCCCATTTTCCGTTTGAAAGTTGTCTAAATGCAGACTGTCCATAGTTTATATTTTTTGCACTACTTGGAGTGTTTGTGTATTTTACTTCTACATTTATAGGTCTATTACCTAGACTAAAACTCAAATCCATTCCATTACCTTGACCGCTGTGTGTAGAATTAAAGTCAGAGTATTTCTGTGACAAATCTACTTCGTATTGGTAACCTTTATTCATAATATTGTAAATCCTTTGATTGTTTTATTGATATTAATATGTATTTTCATATTTTAACCTAAATAATAGTGTTGTCAAAGAGAAAGGTCTGATATTATGAAGGATCCAAACAAAGAAAAAGCACTCAAGGAATTTTTTTCTCATTTTTATGACGTTTGTTCGTCTATCGAAGCGAGTAACTATACTTTAGACGAATTTTACGATCTTTTTCCAGAAGAAACTCATGATTTTTTGAGTCAATATTCTAATTTTACCGAAAAAGGATAAAAATCATGCAAAAAACAGGATTTTATGTCTCAAAAAGAGAAGACCAAGTTGGATTTCGTATATGTTTTGCTAATGGATATGGAATTTCCGTTTTATTTGGAGGAGATTCTGGTTCAAATCCGGTTTCTGTCAAAGAAACTGAGTCAGGAACCGATTATTTTTGTGAAAATGCAGAAATTGCTGTAATAAACAAAGATGATAAGATTGTCCCATTCAAAAATGACGAAACGGTTAGAGAATTTTCTCTTCCTGAAGATTTACCTCAAATATTTTCATGGGCAATGAATAGATGAATCCCGAAATACTAGAATTATTACTTTCAGGAGAAGTTAGAGTCGTATTTAGAAAAAAAACTAACGGCTTGCTTCGTAATTTACTAGCAACCTTGAACAAAGACGATATTCCACCCGAACAATATTCAACTTTAGCTTCTGTTTTACAGAACACCTCTTCGGATTTGGTCGTAGCATGGGACATTGAAACTAATGATTGGAGAAGTTTTTATTTAAGCACAGTAGTTGATATATTTAGAACAGAACAGAAAAAGGAATCAGATAGGGAATGACACAAGCATTAGACTTTCATAGATTCCCTGAGAGGAAAAGAAAAATGGCAAAGAAAGTAGATTTGTCGGGTGATATGTACTTAGACGATTTGATTAATGCAGCAGAGTCTGCAGTAATTGGTTATGAAAAATACCTATTAGATAAACTTGACTATAAAGACTTAGCGGTTATAATGGGACAGTTGCGAGAACTACTTCCCTTTGAAAATTATGATCGTGAAAGTGAGAACTGATGTACAGATTACATATCGATATTCCTTTCGGTGATGACGAGGATGCTGCTATTATTGCAGCAAAGCAATTGATGGAATGGCATTTCATTGATATAGAAGCAAAAGAAAAAATTCAAAGATTAGTGACTCGATGTAGTGGTATTGATCAAGTTAATTATCGTCTTGGACATGATGATGACAGACAAAAATCTAATTATTTGATGAAGAACGAAGACGGACACGTAAATAACAAAAAGTGCCGCTTGACAATGAATGATAACAAGGTATAATAGTTGAAAACGAGCGCCCTGGGAGGAATGGTTTTTCTCAGCCCGACTTATAATCGAGTAAACGTGGTTCGAATCCACGAGGGCGTATTGGAGATATTATGAATCGTAAACCAACAATTTATGTCGCAGGACCAATGCGAGGATTCGAAAATTACAATTATCCAGCATTCGATCGTTGTTCCCGTGTTTTGAGAGATCAGGGATGGATAGTTATTAATCCTGCCGAGTTAGATAGAGATGCAGGAAAACCAACATCTACTTCGTATGATTTTGATCCAGACAACAACTATGAAGATCATGAGTTTATGCGTAATGCACTTAAACGAGATATGGATGCAATATGTGATGAATGCACGGCAATCTATATGATGAGTGGTTGGGAAAAAAGTAAGGGTGCTAATGCAGAATTAGCTCTTGCTCGAGCATTAGGAATTAAAGTTTTTTACGAGGCACCATTACCAAAATGAATATATTTGTATTAGACAAAAATCCATTATCTGCCGCACATCAAATGTGTGATAAGCATATCCCAAAGATGATTGTAGAAAGTGCTCAGATGTTATGTACTACACATAGAATTTGCGATCCTATTGGTGAGTATCTAGACTTAGGAAAAAATGGTAGAAAGATTAAAAGATGGAAGCACGAAAATGATTTAAATGCAAGCAAACCAACCCTATACAAAGCTGCAATGATAAATCATCCGTGTAATGTTTGGTTGAGAGAATCAGTTCAAAATTATACATGGTTGTCTCTACATGCAATGCAATTACTTACTGAGTTTAAGCAAAGATTTGAAAACAATCATAAGTCATCTAGTGTTATAAGGTGGTGTGCAGTAAATCTTCCTAATAACATTCCCGATATAGATCAAACACCATTTGCTCAAGCAATGCCTGATGAATATAAAGATTCTAACTGTGCAGTAAATGCGTATAGAAGTTACTACGTTGGTGATAAAGCAAGATTTGCTAAGTGGGAAAAGAAAAACAATGAACCGTATTGGTGGAAAATACGAATTCAAGGTTCCCATAAATCGTACGCATAGTTTTTAACAAAGCCTTCATAGCTCAGTTGGTAGAGCACCGGCCTTTTAAGCCGAGTGTCGCAGGTTCAAGTCCTGCTGAAGGCATTTAACTTAATTTTTTGGAGATTATAATGAAGAAGTTGTTTGAACGTTTGAGTAAGATTTTTTATATTCTAGCCATTTTATCTATTTTTAATTCAATTTATATCTATCAAACAGATGCCACTCTTGGTATTTTTATTGGACTGTGGGTTCCCACTTTATTACTATTAGGTCCTTCTTGTCCTTGGGCTAAAGAATGATTGTATTCGAAAATGTGTATTTAACTTTATTATTTTGGGACAGATTACAATTATTGACTGATTTAGGTCCTACAGCATTATGCTGATTGTGGTAAACTGATCGCTGACTTTCATTATAAATATGAAGTCAGCATCAGTTTTTTAATGGAGTCATCATGAGTGGAAGTCATTCAACCGGAAAAGGTGATAAGTACAGATCAGTTGATAGGAAAAAATATTCTGAAAATTATGAAAAGATTTTTGGAAAAAAGAAACCTCCCAAAGCAAAGAAAAAAAATAAATAAATGTATGAACCGATTAAAAAGAATCTGGAATAGATTAGATAAGTCAAGGTGGTGTTTTCTTAAACGTTTTTTAAGAAAAAAACCTAAACTTATATTAACACCTAATAAAGTACAGATTTATACAGACACTGTACGTCTGCGTACAAGATCAAAAAATGTAATTAAAACAGAAACTAAATGGCTATTTAGATACAAAGAATAGGAACACAAAATGCAATTATTTACATCTGAAATTTTAGGTACAATTTTTTACAGCATCGTGGTTTTCACCGTAGGTGCTTTAGTAGGCAAAAAACTATGGTACTGGGTACGAAAATTCTTTCCTTGGAATAAAGACTGATTTATCTCTTGACAAATTGAATTTAAACTGTATAATTTACACATAAGCAAAAAGAAGCACAGGTGCTGCTTCTAACTAAAACTTTAACCAATGCACCTATGGAGATTCTATATTATGCGTAATCTTACTAAGAAGCGTCGTGTCATTAACTACCTCACCTCCGGTAAGGGATTGACTGCACGAGAAGCTGCTGCTCGATTTGGTGTCGGTAACATGCGTGCTATGATGAGCACAATTCGCTCCGAATTTACTAAGTATGGTAACTGGGAAGTTGTCAATGAAGAAACTACAACCGGAAAGACTCGGTACTTCCTGAAGGATGTACATCCCGGTAAGCGTACATACGCTTACAACAAGGATGGTTCCAAGTACATGATGGTCTGAAGTTAAGTCTCCAATGGGGGAAGACCTGTACGTAAAGTGCGGGTCTTTTCCTATATAACTACATGAATAAATCTCATGACTTTGGTAGAAAATCAAAAAAGAAGATGAAAAAAGAGCGTGAGACAAATAATGGACTTGATAGAAATTTACCTCGTAGTAAACCTATGAGCAAATCGGTAAACCGCAAAAAAAGGATGTATAACAATGGATGTGAAGATAATTAGATTTCTTAATGGCGAAGAAGTAATTGGTAAGATCACAGAAAAGAAGGGTAAGTACACCATCGAAAAAGGTGCTGTAATTGTACCTGTTGGTGAACAACAACTCGGTATGGTTCCTTGGCTTCCTCACGCAGAGGACAACACAGTAACTGTAGATGAAAGTAAGGTTGCTTTTGTTTTTACTCCACTCACAGATCTTGCTAATCAATATAGCACTAATTTTGGTAGTGGACTAGTAGTTCCA